CGCAGGAGAATAGTACTGAACATCATGTCGGAAATACCAATCACCAGGAAGTCGGTCAATAACCTCTGGTAAGCAGTATTCAAAACTTGAGTAGTACTTTTCCCATGCAACTTGCATTCCAACGCTGTAACGACAGCGATCAGCAACCACGGCACGAGCCGCGGCGGAAATGTCTGCATAAGGGTAGTGGTCTAACAGCCGCATACGATCAATGCGCTGAGCGAACCAGTAATCACGACGTAAGTGTGTCAATGCACGCAAAACACGTCGATTAGAAACAACAGGTCGAAGGTTTCGTATAATAGCTGTTACAAGCGGTCCGAGAATGGGAGTTTGTCGATCCGTGTGGTAATAACTCATGCACTTGGCCAACAAGAGACTCTGGGCATCGCCATCAGAACAGATGGTGTGCAATTTACTTAGAGTTCTTGGTAAATCACAAACTGAGTGCACGCCTTCCACATCGGAGAATAACCATCGGCCGCAGAATGTGGTCAATCCAAAGTGCCGAAACAGTAAAGCTTTAATCTGAAATCCGAGTACAGGGAATATGTGTAAGTTGTACTTAGCAGCTTCGATAACGGACGCATCCAACCCTATTATACCGTCGTCACCTTCATGAAATGACAACCACGTATTCGGTGGCAAATTTTCTAACGCCAACCATGTGTTAAAATGGTTGATGAGTCCGTTACCGATGCTGGTATGAGCATCCCCCGAACATCTAGTGCCGATGACCTCGTAAGCAAGACCAATGTCATTGATGCCTTTGGTGCGCATAGCCAATTCGAAACATAGATGATAACATGGGTCATCAAAATAACTGGTGAGCAGGACATTTTCAACATCTTCCAAGTACTCAACAGACAAAGACATATCAAAACGAGAATAGTCAGTCTCTATATAGTACTCAAAGTTGTGTAATCCACGGCCAGTGTGACTCATTTTGTCATCACGTCGATCAACAGCTAAGCCTTTAACCAAAAAAGGAGCATCAGCTAACCGATGCTCGATGGCAGAAATGTATGGTCCAATGACACATAAGAAGTCGTCAGATCTAGGAGATATATTACGGGGATCTGTACAATTAACCGACGTTTCAATTTTCAAGAAATTTTTTACCACGGCCTTTCGGGCGTCCACGCCCATCAACTCGACCCTTTCCC